AAGATATCTGAAGAGGATCTCGAAGAAAAAGGATGGGAACCCTTTGACCTTAAGATTCTGAAGTCAGATGTTGATATGTACCTTGATGCTGATCCGGACATGATTCTTATGAAGCAAAAGATAACGTACCAAGAAGAAAAGGTATTCTATCTCGAATCTGTAATTAAAGAAATTGGTCAGAGAAATTGGGAAATTCGCAATGCGATCGAATGGAGAAAGTTTGTATCCGGTTCTTAATTCAAAAGATATTAAATTTTATTGATTCAGAGTTGATGATGATACTGTTTTATATCTCATCAACATTTTATTTACTGATAATGGCATGGTTGTATCTTTCTCCTAAATAGAGAATGAGTGACTTAGTTATTGAAAAGATTGATGAAGTAAACATTAGAGTTCGATGTGAACGAAGCTTCGCCAAAGAACTCTCTGACTTCTTTACTTTCAAAGTACCTGGCCATAAGTTTATGCCTGCATACCGCAACAAGGTATGGGATGGTACTATAAAACTTTACAATATGTTTTCCCAAGAGATTCACTCTGGGTTACTTGACTATGTAACTACTTTCGCCAAAGAGAGAGGTTACAGTTGTCAGGTAACATTTGACACACCACACAACAAAGTCAGTGATGATTTAGTTAAACGATACCTAACAGATACCTTAAAGATATCTGCGGGTGGTAAACTGATCGTACCACATGATCATCAGATACGAGCCATATCTCATGCGATCAAACATGAACGGTGTTTGTTGTTGTCTCCTACTGGATCCGGAAAGAGTCTAATCATCTACGGTCTTCTTCGTCACCTTATGGAAAAAACGAACAAGAAGATTCTAATCATCGTACCTACTACTGGTTTGGTTTCTCAAATGTATTCAGACTTCGAAGATTACTCTAAGATGAACGGGTGGAATGTAGAGGAGAACTGTCACAAGATTTATGCGGGACAAGATAAAAACACCGATAAAAAGATCGTTATTTCCACATGGCAGAGTTTGTACAAATTACCGGCAAAATACTTCGAAGACTTCGAAATTGCCTTTGGTGATGAATGTCACTTGTTCAAAGCCAAATCTTTAACTTCTATTATGTCCAAACTAAAAAACGCCAAGTATAGGATTGGAACTACAGGTACACTCGACGGAGCCCTTACTCATAAGTTAGTCATCGAAGGACTGTTTGGCCCAGTGAAAGATGTGACCACTACAAAAGAACTGATGGAAAAGGACATTCTATCTAAATTGGAAATCGACTGCATCCTTTTAGACTACGACGACGAAGACAAGAAGTTAGTAAAAACTTTAAAGTATCAAGACGAGATGAAGTGGTTAATCACAAATGACAGGAGAAATAAATTTATCTCAACTCTTGCAGGTACAACAAAAGGAAACACATTAGTGTTGTTTCAGTTTGTAGAGAATCACGGAAAACAACTGTACGAGAAAATCAAGTTAGAGAACCAACATAAGAAAGTGTTTCTAATTCATGGTGGCGTGCAGACAGACGACCGTGAACGTGTCCGTGGCCTCGCCGAGAAACAAAAGGATGCAGTCATCGTGGCTTCTTATGGAACATTCTCAACTGGTATCAATATTAAGAACCTTCATAACATTATTTTCGCCTCACCGTCTAAGTCTCGTATTAGAATTCTTCAATCAATCGGAAGGCAACTTAGAAAACATGAGAGTAAGTCAGTCGCTAAACTGTTTGATATCGGAGATAATCTTCAGTGGAAAAAGAAAATGAATCACACTCTTCGTCATTTCTTCGAGCGAATCAAACTATATAAGATAGAAGAATTTGTTTTTAAGACGATTAAGATAAAACTATAGGAGAATCCAATGGTTGAATACAAAATACTAAAACTTCGTTCAGGTGAAGAATTAATCAGTATTGTAAATCAAGTTGGTTCAAAAAAGGTTGTCCTAGATAGACCGATGCAAATGAAGTTAACAACAATGCACGATCCAATTACAGGCGAGATTAAAAAAGAAATGTGGGTGTTACGAGACTGGATGAATAACAGTGAAGAACTTACATGTGATATTCCACTTGATTTTGTAGTTACCACAATCAAGCCCAGTCAAAAAATTATAGATCAATACGAATCAAAAAAGTTAAAGGAAGATGAGATTACTTCTTTAGGTATTGATCCCGCAGATCCAAACAGTATACTAGAAGATCTTTACAAACAACTTGGTATTGATATGTCCACCGAAAACCTTAAAGATAAAATAAAACCTCCTTCTTCTGAGGAGGAAATGATCATGATGAATTTTGCGATGTCTAAGAAAATGTTTGAGAAAATGATGGAAGAAGGAATCTTCGATGATATGGGTCTCGAAGATGAAATACCTCTTGACGATTTTGATTTTGATGAAGAAGAAAAAACTGACCGCAGTAAAGAAGAACCCGATTGGGGTAACGACTGGTCAGACTGGTCTGGGGATACTGAAGACTATACTGAGTGAATGCTCTAGAGCTCTAGAGCTTCCCCTTTCTTTCTTAGCACACATAGTGTAACCCGGATTTAAAACCTGTCAAGAAGAAAATCTAAAAAATATCTTATAAGGTTGACAATATTTGTTTTATGATGTATAATTACATATGAATTCAAGGGAACAACATTATGGCTAAAAGAAAAACAACAAAGGGAGATCATTACATAGATAATGAAGCTTTCTTTCAAGAGATGGTAAAATGGAAAAATGATTTAAATCAAGCAGAGGAACTTGGAGATCCGAAACCTCCTGCGACTCACTACATGGGTGAGTGTTTCATGAAAATTGCTGAACGACTTTCGTACAAACCCAATTTCATGAACTACCCATTCAGGGATGAGATGATTGGTGATGCGATCGAAAACTGCTTGATGTATGCACATAACTTCAATCCAGAGAAATCTAAGAATCCATTTTCATATTTTACTCAGATGATATATTATGCTTTCATACGCAGAATAGAAAAAGAAAAGAAACAAATATACGTCAAGTATATGATGATGGAAAAGTTAGATCATGAGAATAAGTTTACCAAGTGGGCAAATGATAATGAACTGGTAGATCCTAGTTCAAAGAATCCGTATGCTGACTATTTTAAACTCTCTGATAACGACTTAGATAAGTACAAACCAAAAAAGAAGAAAAAGAAAACTGAAGAAACCACAGACGGTGGTACATTAGGAAAACTTTTTGAGGATTGAAATTGAAGCTTGCTATAATAAATGATACGCACTTTGGTGCAAGAAATGATTCACAGTTGTTTTTGGATCAGTCATTCAAGTTTTTTGAAGAACAGTTTTTTCCGTTCTGTAGAGAGAACAACATCACGACGGTTTTGCATCTTGGAGATTTCCTTGATCGTAGAAAGTTTGTGAACTTTAATACTCTCTCGCAAGTACGCACTCGATTTATTGATAAGATTGACGAGTACGGAATACAAGTACACTGTATTCTTGGAAATCATGACACATACTACAGAAACACAAACAGAATTAATTCGATTCGTGAGTTGTTTTCTGATACTGATAACTTTCACCTGTATGAAGATCCGATTGAACTAGAGTTTGATGGATTGTGTATTGGTATGGTTCCTTGGATAAACAAGAACAACACCGAACAATGTATTGACTTTATCAAGAACTCGACCTGCCCTATTATGGCTGGTCATTTTGAACTAGATGGTTATGAGGTTATGCGTGGGGTTAAGTATGATGGTGGTTTGAAAGATAAACTGTTTAGTAGATGCGAAATGGTTCTGTCTGGTCATTTCCATTCGAAGTATAGTAAGAATAATGTTCACTATCTTGGTACGCAATACCAATTAACCTTCAGTGATCTAAACGTCAAGAAAGGTTTTCATGTATTGGATACTGAGACAAGAGATCTGAGGTTCGTTGAGAACCCCGTGAACGTCTTTCACGCGATTACATACGAGGAAGACGAGGATATGTTGGAACGTGATTATTCTAAGTACGAAAACTCATATGTTAAGGTATATGTTTTTGAGAAAAACAATCCGTATATGTTTGACAAGTTCTTGGACAAACTGTATGATGTGAAGGTTGCAAATCTAACAGTCATTGAAGATATGGGTGTAGATCACACCGAAGAAGATTCTTTGGACATATCCAAAGATACTGTTTCAATTATCAATGATGAAGTGGATACGATGACTAATGTTCCTGATGAACAAAAGTCAAGAATCAAATCGTTAATGCGTGAACTCTATATGGAAAGTCTTTCGTTATGAATATCTTTGTATTGGACAAAGATCCTAAAATCTCAGCACAAATGATGTGTGATAAACACGTTGTGAAAATGATTGTCGAATCAGCTCAAATGCTTTCGACTGTTCATCGTTATCTAGACGGTACAGAATATATTTCGTACAGTAAGAATGGTCGCCGAATTAAAAGGTGGAGTCATGATACCGATCGGTCTGACTCTGAAATGAAGTTGTTTAAGTCGGTCATGTTGAACCACCCATGTACTATCTGGACCAGAGAATCTCTGGCTAATTATTGTTGGTTGTCTTGTCATGCACTAAACCTATGTCGTGAATATACCCGTCGATATAATCGACATCACAAAACAGAAGGACTAGTAAAGTGGTTTATGAAGAACTACCCCAATAAGTTATACGGGTTTCATCTCACAGAATTTGCACAGGCAATGCCTGATGAATACAAGGTAGAAGGAAATGCACCTAAGGCCTATAGAAATTATTACATGGGTGAGAAGAGTGGGTTTGCTAAATGGACTAATCGACTAGTACCAGATTGGTGGTCGATAACGGAGGATGTTTCTGTATGATAAATTTTAAAACCGTTAGGTTCCGAAACTTCGGATCTTTCGGCAACAACGAAACAGAAATAGATTTAGACAAACATAACTTTGTTCTTGTGTCTGGAAACAACGGACACGGTAAATCGTTTGCTTTGTTAGATTCTATTACCTTTGCTTTGTTTGGTAAACCATTCAGAAAGATTAACATTCCTCAGTTAACCAACAGTGTAAATCAGAAAGACTGTATGGTTGAGGTTGAGTTTCTTATTGGAACGGATAAGTATACAATTCGTCGTGGACTAAAGCCAAAGATCTTTGAGATATTCAAGGATGGAAAAATGATCGATCAGTCTGCAAAGGCTAAAGATTATCAACGAATGCTTGAAGAACAAATTCTTAAGATGAACTATAAGTCATTTACTCAAGTGGTGATTCTTGGTAGTTCGTCGTTCGTTCCGTTTATGCAATTGACGGCCGCTGACAGAAGAAGTGTCATTGAAGACATTCTTGATATTAATGTTTTCTCTCTGATGAATGGAATTCTGAAGACGAGAGTCTTAACACTAAAAGAAGAAGAAAGAGAACTGGGATATGAAATTAGTATTGCGAAAGAAAAAATCGACATACAACACAAACATATCAAGAAAGTCCAAGACAAAAGTCAAGAATCAATCAATGAAATACAAGAGGACATTAAAACGATTATCAACGAGGCGCAAGAGGTAAGAACTTCTATGAGTTCGATTGAGATTGGAATTGATGAACATTGCATCAGCAAATGACCAAAAAGCATGTAATGCCAAATAGTCTTTAGTTTTCAGATCAAAACAATTCCGAGATATTGGAA